TTAATGCACTAATGACTCAATCTCAAATGAGAATGGAATTAGTAGCTAGAGTATTTGCTGAAACTGGTATTAAAGATTTATTTAAAAAAATATTTGAACTTAGTTGTAAGTACCAGGACAAAGAAAGAATTGTAGAATTAAATAATGAGTTTGTGCCTGTAAGACCTACTGAGTGGCGAAACAGATATAATATTACAATTAGTGTTGGTTTAGGTACTGGAAGTAATGATCAACAATTAGTAGTAATGAATAGTATTCTAGAAAGACAATTACAAGCTTTCCAATTACAGGGCGGCCAAGAGTATCCAATGGTTAGCTTAAAAAATATTTATAATAGTTTATCTAAAATAATTGAAAATGCTGGTTTAAAAAATGTTGATAATTATTTTGTAAATCCTGATATGGGCAAACAAATGGTACAACCACAACAACCACCACAACCTACACCAATTGAAAAAATAGAATTTACTAGAATTGCATCTGAGGAAAAACGAAAAAATGCACAACTAGAATTAGAGCTTAAAGAATTAAAATCTAGAAATGCTGGAATGTTATTAGACCAAGAAATTAGAATGAAAGAACTTGAGCTTAAATATAATGCACAAATAGATTCACAACAATTAAGAGCTGATGCAGATTTAAACAAAATTTTAGTATCAGAGTCTATAAAAGATTTTAGAAACGCATCCAACAGTTCACAACAGTTACAAAAACAAATTGAAGGCTTAAATGAACAATCAGGAACAGGGCAGACTCCAAAAGGAAGTGAGCCAATCGAACAAAGCTAAACAACTTTTAGAAAACGATTTATTAAAAGACGCATTTGTTAAACTTAAACATTTATATACACAAAGTTTATTTAATACTGGTGCTAAAGAAACAGAAACTAGAGAGAAATTGTGGTTAGCTTACCAGGTAGTAGGTAAAGTTGAACAACATTTATCTGAAATTGTAGATACTGGCAAACTTGCTAATAAACAATTGGAAGATTTTAGAAACCACATAAAAAATAAAAAATTCTAGTCGAAATGATTGGGATAAGTCAACCTCATAAGAGGAACTTAACTTAAAAAAGGACACAAACATGGCAGACAATCTAACTAACCCATTAAAGGGTGCGGAAACTGATATGACTAAAGCTACAAGTGCAATAACAAATTTATTAAACCCCTTAGATGAGGAAAAGGTTGCACCAACAGAGCCAACACAAGAACAAAATTCTCCTGAACCACAAAATGAGGAATCTTCAATTGAAGAACAACCTCAGGAACAGGAAATAAGCGAAGATGCGGAAGTATCTGAGCAAGAAGTATCTCAAGACGAACAACAAACTGAGATTCAAGAGACACAAAACGATTCCACCTACAAGGTAAAAGTTGCTGGTCAAGAATTAGATGTTACCCTTGATGAATTGAGGAATGGTTATAGCAGAGATGCGGATTATCGCAGAAAAACTGAGGACTTAGCTTTTGAAAGAAAGCAATTTCAGTCGGATGCGGAAAAGCAAAGGCAAGATTTATCTTCAAAGTTTGATGAAGTTAATCAAGCCCTATCTTATGCCCAACAACAATTAAACCAGGAGATTAGTTCTGCTGATTTAACTAAGTTGTACGAAGAAGACCCAACAGAGGCCGCAAGAATAGACCATCGTTTAAGAAGAAAACAAGAAATTCTTAACGATAGTATTAGAAAGACTGAGGCCGCTAGGAAACAAGAAAAGCAAAAGTACGTTATGGAACAACATCAATTGTTGAAAAGTAAATTACCTGAGCTAACTGATCCTAGTAAAGCCGCTACTCTAAGCAGAGATATTAATACTAATATGAAAGCTTATGGATTTACTGACGCAGAAATAAGTAGTGTTAGTGATCATAGAATAGTGCTGCTGTTAAAGGATGCAATAAATTATCGTAAAATGCAAAGTTCAAAACCGAACATTGCTAGAAAAATTACGAAACCAAGCAAACCTTTTTCTTCAGGGGTTAAAAAAGATAAGGCTGATTTTGATTCAAAAGCTAGAAAAGAAAAATTAGGCCGCCTAAAAAAATCTGGGAACATTAAAGATGCTACCAGTATATTTTTAGATATGATCAATAAACAATAACCTCAAACAAAGGACACAATACAATGGCACAAGTAGGAAATACTTTTTCCCAATATGATGCAATAGGCGAAAGAGAAGACCTGGCAGATATTATCTATAATATCAGTCCAACAGATACTCCCTTCCTTTCATCAATTGGAAAATCAAAAGCAACAAATGTTTTTCATGAATGGCAGACCGACAGCTTAGCGGCTGCGGCTAGTAACAACTACCAAGTTGAAGGTGATGAAATTACTTTCAATGCAGTTAGCCCAACTTCAAGAATTGGAAACAGAACACAGATTTCAAGAAAAGCTGTTATCGTTTCTGGTACTATGGAGGCTGTTAATTTAGCTGGTAGAAATAATGAACTAGCTTACCAAATCTCAAAAAGTTCAAAAGAACTAAAGAGAGATATGGAAACTTCATTAACTGCAAACCAAAGTTCAGTTGTTGGTAATGACACAACACCAAGAAGATTATCAGGCCTAGCGGCTTGGTTACAAGCAAACGTAGATGCTATTGGTGCAAATGGTCAAACTGGCGGAAATGATGATCCAGGAGTTGCTAGAGCTGATGGTACACAAAGACCTTTCACTGAATCACAACTTAAAAATGTGATTAAGAAGTGTTGGGACTCTGGTGGAGACCCCTCTATGCTTATGATGGGATCTTTTAATAAACAAAAACTATCTGGTTTTACTGGCGGATCAACAAGGTTCGACCCAGCTGAAAACAAAAGACTAGTAGCAAGTGTTGAAATTTACGAAAGTGATTTCGGTGCTTTAACTGCTATGCCTAACAGATTCTCTAGAGCTAGAGATGTTTATGTTTTATCACCTGATATGTGGTCAGTAGCTTACCTAAGAGACTTCCAATTAGTTGACTTAGCTAAAACTGGTGACGCAGATAAAAAAGCAATGTTATGCGAATTTACACTGACTTCTAAGAACCAAGAAGCATCTGGTGCAATTTTTGATTTAACAACTGCTTAATCAATACATTTATAAGAGGGGGTTTTATATCCCCTCTTATTTTAATTAACATTTTTGTTTGGTCTTTGAAGTCAATGACGGAACGAAGCAAATAAATAGGAAAAAAAAATGAGAACACTTAACGATTACTTTTTAACATCTGCAATACCAGATGTATCATCAGCATCATCAACATTTGTAAATGTACCTGATGGTGGTAAAATTATTAAAATCTTTGCACATAACAAAGCAACTACAACAGGAACAGCAGCTATTACTTTTGAAATAGATGGTGTGGCTTGTGCTAGTGCTGCTATTAGTCATGTAGCATCTGCATCTGCTGGAAAAAAATACACAGTAGAGCCATCAGCAACAAACGATGTAATTGAGGGATCAGTTATTGAAGTCATCACTAATGGTGGTTCAACAAACGCATCCAAAATGGAAATTACATACGTTATTAGAAGATAATTAAAATATTTGGGGGATCTTGCCTAGCGGTACTTCCCCCAAAACTTAATAGGAGAAATAAATTATGCCAATGGTCGGAAAAAAGAAATTTGCTTATACAAAAAAAGGAAAAATGGCAGCAAAGAAAACTGCTAAAAAAATGGGCAAAAAAGTAAAAATGAGAAAATACTAATGAAAGGTAAAATGAAAGGCAAAGCTGTTCTAACAGCTAAACAAAGAACTTTACCTAAAAAACTTAAATTGAAGATTATCAAATCTAAAATGAAGAAAAGAAAATAAAGGAAAATAATATGAGTTATAATTATGGGTTACTGCCAAGCACAACACAAAAAGTACAATTTACAGCATCAAGTGTTGCAACAGCGAATGCAGTTAGCGATCAATGTGAGTATGTAAGATTAGCAGCTACTAAAGCTTGTCATGTTAAAATTAGTACAAGTACAGCGCAAACAACAGCAAAAGTAAATGGTGCGGTTAGTTCAAGCACAACAATAAATATTGACACAGTTGTAGAGGGCTTAGCCCCAATAGCAGTTGGTCAAGTAGTTACTGGAACTGGTATTAGTGGTGTTGTAACAGTTGTAAGTATTGTTAGTGCATCAGTAATAACTGTAAGTGGAAATGTATCAATAGATAATAATGTTGATGTAACTTTTTCAGATAAAGCGGCAGTTGCAGCTACAACATCTGATATGTACTTACCAGAAAATGAAATTGAAATTGTAAAAGTTTCTCCAAACTCAAAAGTTGCAGCAATAAGAAATACATCTACAAGTGGTGATTTATTTGTTACTGAAATGAGCAGCTAGTTTTGGCCAAACAAAAATTTATTCATTTTGTACCAAGAGATAAAAAACCTAAGCTGGGAAAACATAAAAAATCATTATCAAAAAGTGAGAAATTAAACAAAAAACTTACCAGATACAAGGGGCAAGGAAGATAATGGCAAGAAAAATACTTGAAGATAAAGATGGTTTAATTACTAATACTTATTTTGATAACGATAAAGATGGTGTTATCCAAAAAAGGTCTCAAGATTTTAAACCAATTATTGAACACAATAAAAAGTTATACAATCAAAATGATGGTTATAGTCCAGGTAAAGGATTAAAAAGAATAGCATCTATCCCAACTTTAATTTTAGAAATATGGGCAAAAGAATATAACAAAGATACTAATAATGGTAATTGGTTTGCTTTACCTAAAGAAGTTCAAAGCAAAATTTTAAAAGAAAAATTAAACAGTTCAGATTTTAGATATTTTAGAACAGCATCAGGAAAATTTTAATGGCACTATCAACATATACAGAATTAAAAGCATCAATTGCTAATTGGTTAAACAGATCAGATTTAACAACTGAGATATCAGATGATTTTATTAAATTAGCAGAGGCAGACCTTAACTCTAAATTAAGAGTTAGAAGTATGATAGCACAATCTAGTTTTACAATTGATACTGAAACAGAGGCTTTGCCAACAGGATTTTTACAAATAAGAGATTTTTATATTTTAAGTGGGGCAACTAAATATCCATTAAGATATATGACACCATCGCAAATGGATTCTACAAAAGGCACATCCAACACTGGTGTCCCAGTAGCTTATACAATTTTAGGTAATACATTTAGATTTATGCCTAAACCTGATGCAGCATATTCTGGTGTTTTAAATTATTATAAAAGTTTTGATGCTTTATCATCAACAACTGCAACAAATTATATTTTAACAAATCATCCAGGTATTTATTTATATGGTGCTTTGTTTCATGCAGCCAATTTTTTAGGCGGCATAGATCCAGTTAGATTAGGTAAATGGGAACAAATGTACGCAACAGCTCTTGAAAGACTTGAGCTTAACGATAGGGAAGATCAATTTAGTGGATCGCCTCTACAAGTGAGAAGTCAAGATACAGTAGCATCATCTTTCCAATCTAATTTTACATCAACATTAAACTCAGGTTAAAATTATGCAATTACCTTTTGGTGAATGGTTGCCAGATCAACCAGATCATTTGAATCCAGGCGCAACTGTGGCTACTAATGTGTACCATGCTCAGACCTCATACAAGCCTGTAAAGGGTTTAGTACCTTATAGTGGTACATCAAATGTTACACAAAACGCAAAAGGTGCTGGTAGTTTTAGAGATAATACAAACACAGTATTTACCTTTGTTGGTACAAAAAATAATATTTATAAATTAACATCTGGTACTTTTGCTAGTGTAAAAGGATCATGTACTGTTAGTGGTGGAGATACAGATTTTTTTACATTTACACAGTTTGGTCAATTTGTAGTTGCAAGTAATGGAGTTAATACTCCAATGTATTACTTAATGGGTACATCAAGTAATTTTGCAACACTACAAAGTTTAGCAGATTCAGATGGCTCTGGCACAGTGCCAGTTAAATTTAAAGTTAGTGGTGTAGTAAGAGATTTTTTAGTAACTGGTAATATTGAAAATGCAAAAAACAGAGTACAATGGTCAGGTTTAAATGATATTAGCACTTGGGAGGCTGGTGTAAAATCATCTGACTTGCAAGACTTACCTGGTAGTGGCGGTCAAGTAGTAGCTATAACTTCAGGTGAGGTTGGTTATATTTTTAGGCAAGATCAAATAACAAGACTAGATTTTGTTGGTGGCTCAACTGTATTCAGATTTTCTGTATTAAGTCCAAATAGGGGCGCAGTATATGGCCAGACTGTATGTCAAGATAATAGGCAAGTCTTTTTTTATGCTAGTGATGGATTTTTTCAGTTAAATGGTGATCAAGTATTACCTATTGGCGCAGAAAAAGTTAATAGATTTTTTGAAAGTGATTTAAACAAAGCTTATACAGATAGAATTACAAGTGCAGTTGATCCATTTAATACTTTAGCGATTTGGTTATATCCAAGTAAAGATAATCCAAATACTACCGGTGTTTGTGATAAATTATTAATTTATAATTATGTGACACAGAAATGGTCAATAGCTAAAATTAAAGCATCACAAATTTTTAAACAATTTGTAGTAGCTAACACTGTTGAACTTATGGATATTATAAGCTCTAACATAGATGATATTAATATTTCACTAGATACAGCTTTTTGGACAACAGGACATTTGTATTTAGGTGCGGTAGATGAAAATTTTAAAGCAGCTATTTTTTCAGGAACAAATTTAGAGGCCGAATTAGAAACTAAAGAAACTGAAATATTTCCAAATGCTAGAGCGGATATAACTGGTATTAGACCAATAGTTGATGCAAGTGCAAATGTAGTTGTAAAAACAAGAGATAAATTAGCTGATACAGTTACACTATCTACTTCAAGCTCAATGAATAGCTCAGGTATAAACCCTGTAAGACAATCAGGTAGATACATGAGAGCAAATGTAAAAATACCAGCTGGAAGTATTTGGAGTCATGCACAAGGAATAGATTTAACAGCATCACCAGGCGGTAATAGATAGTGAGTGATAAAATAGATATAGATAATGTTCGTTACTCAATTGAAACTCAAGAGTTTTTTCAAAGACAAATTGAGGAGGCGGTCAATACATTAATTAACAAAAATAATACTGAAAGCGATAAGGCTTTTAGTTGGTTTATGAATTAGGAGAAATATGACAACAAACATTAAAGATTATTCAACAACACAAGCAAACAATATTTCATTGAATGGAATTGATGTGAACGAAGGGATGCTCCCCAGTAATTTAAATAATGCCCTGAGGGCTCTTATGAAGAACACAAGAGAGTGGTTTAATGATTCAGAATGGGTCGAATATGGTGATGGCGATGGTGCTTATACTCCAGCTTGGGTTTCAACGACACAGTTCACTATTGCTAGTTCAGCAGATATTAGTGCAATCTATCATGTTGGTAGAAGATTAAAAATTTTAAAAGCAGATGGTAGTTATGTTTATGGATCAATAACTGCTACATCTAACAATGGTACTTTACAAACAATTACAGCTACTTTTGATAGTGGTAACTTAGGTGCTTCAACAAATACATTGAGAATTTTTATAGGTATTTTAAGTCAAACAAATAACTCAATACCAGTTGGAGTTATAAGCACATCTACACTTGCAGATGGTTCAGTTACACTTGCTAAACTGGGTGCTGATTCTGTAAATGGAACTAAGATTGCAGATAATAGTATAAACTCTGAGCATTATGTAGATGGTTCAATAGACACAGCTCATATTGCTGATGCACAAATTACAACAGCTAAAATTACAGATGGCAATGTTACACTTGCTAAAATGGCAGCAGACTCAGTTAATGGATCAAAGATAGCTGACGATAGTATAAATTCAGAGCATTATGTGGATGGCAGTATTGATACTGCGCATATTGCAGATAGCCAAATCACAACTGCTAAGATTGCAGACTCACAAATTACTACTGCTAAAATAGCAGATGGCGCTATTGTTAATGCAGATGTAAATTCTAGTGCAGCAATAGATGCCACAAAAATACATAATGGCACAATCTCTAATACAGAGTTTGGATTCCTTAATGGTGCAAGTTCTAATATTCAAGATCAAATAGATGCTAAAGGTGCATCTAATGCTAACTTAACAGCGATTGGTAACTTAGCAAAAACAGATGGTAATATCATTGTTGGTAATGGTTCAACATGGGTTGCTGAAAATGGCTCTACTGCTAGAACTTCTTTAGGTATAGGAACTATTGCAACTCAAGCTGCTAATAGTGTTTCAATATCTGGTGGATCAATTACAGGACTTGGAACTCCATCTAACAATACAGATGCAGCAACTAAAGTTTATGTAGATGGATTAGTTACAGGATTAAAAACTAGAATTATTTGTAGAGTAGCAACAACAGC